TTATTTTGAAAGTTCCTCATGTGGTGGTTCCTCAATCGGAGGGCATACTTTAATCGGCTCACCCAGTTCTGCAGGAACATATATTTGTTCTTGCCAGGAAAAATCAGCAAATGTAAAATCCTGTGTTGGATGACTTGGTATGATTCTTTTTCTATACAAACTACCATCCCATAAAGCACGAACCACAGGGTGATACAAATCCAAAGAATTATTGAGTACTTTCCTATCACGCAAATAGCTAGATTCTATCACTTTATAGGAGTAATATACATCTCTTATGTTCATTAACCTTTCAAAAGTGGTATCATTAGGGAATTCATTGCTTTCTTCTACATAACTTTGGTTTCCAGAAAATAGATTTGTTGCATCAACTACCCACATTTTAATCGGTACAATACTGTTATCCCTCGGACCAAATAATACCAATAGCGACATTCTACCTGATTCTGTTTCCAAGTAATATCCATCGTAAAACCAGCCAAATTCCTCTGACGGGAAAGCAATGAACGCCCAATCAGAAATACTAAGTTTACCAATATCAGTTGTTTTTTTCCATAATATACTATCAAGTATAACTGGACGTCTATTTTCCTTTAAGATTATGCGGCGAGCATCTTCAATATTTCCTTGTTCTAAATAATTAGCAGCAGTTTTGTATACTGTTTCTAATTGGTGGTTTGAAGGCTTTTTGTCAATAATATTACTCGCCTCTGTCCCTATTCGATAATAAGCAGCACTTGTTATAGCAATGATTAATAATGAAATTAAAATAATTTTTTTCACCATACTCCTCCCCCGTATTCATAATCTTAACAAAAACCTTAATTGCTTATCGGGTACTTCGGTTATTTTTGGTGTCACCAGTCCATACCATTTCATTTTTGCTCTGAACTCATCCCATTTGAAGCTTCTTCTCTGACTCCTGCGGTTCAGCCATTTATATAATATCTTTATGGCTGTATTATAGAACTCGTTTATCCCTTTACTATTTCCTATTACTCCGTAGTAGTTGAAGTACCCCCTAAGTTTGGCATTTAGCATGTCTACTATTGTATTTATTCGGTTATTACGATTTTCTTTACACCATTGGGTAAAGGCTTGTATTGATTTACTGAGTTTATTCCTGCTTGTTCTCCTGGCTATGATGTCTTTGCCTTTGCGGGAAACTTTCCACCGATATTCAAAACACAGAAATTTAAAGCTGGTGTTTTCATGTTTTCTGAATCTTGAGAAGCTTATTATTTTTGTCTTTTCTTCGGCTAGTTCAAGTTCAAATTTCCCAAGTCTTTTCCCCAATACATCGTAAAACCTTTCTGCATCACGCTTGTACCTGAAGGCGCAGATGAAATCATCTGCAAAGCGACATATGTACGCTTTCCTTTACTTCTGGGCTTTACCACTTTTTCAAACCATAAATCCAGTGCATAGTGTAGGTATATATTAGCCAATATTGGACTTGCAATAGAGCCCTGTGGACACCCTGTTACCGGGTGTATTACCTTTCCTTCTGTTTCTAATATTCCAGTCTTCAACCACTTCTTTATCAGCCTTAGAAATGCTCCATCTTTTATCCTTCCCTCTAGCATTTTCATCAGCCATTCATGGTCTATATTGTTGAAAAATCCGTGTATATCTGCCTCTACTATGTAGCTGTATTTCTCTTGTATTTCCTTCGTGAGTTCTTTTACCGCTTTCTGTGGTCCTACTCCTGGTCTGTATCCATAGCTGTTCTTTAGGAAATCCTGCTCGTATATTGCTTCTAATATCTGAGCTACCGCTCGCTGTAGTATTTTATCTCTTACTGTCGGTATCCCCAGCGGTCTTGTTTTTCCATTTCCTTTTGGTATGTTGACTCTTTTCACCAGTTTAGCTTTGTATTTCTTTGCCTTTAGTTCTTCCAGCAGTTCCTCCAGATTTTGGTCAAGGTTTTTTTCGAATTCTTTTGCTGTTACCTTATCCACTCCTGCAGATGCTTTCTTGTTGATGTCTTTCCAGGCTACATACAAGGCCTTTTTGTCCAATAATCCGTATAGGTTCCCAAAGCGATAGTCTTTTTCTTGTTTTGCTTTCTGTGATATTCCCCGCAGTGAGGTTTGCATTATTTCCTCCAGTCCTGCAGTCCGGATAATGTTTCCTTTGCGGGCTGCATATACCTGTCAACCCCTTCCCCATGTAGCCGGCTTTCCCGCCCTCAGAGTACTATGAGTTGATCCGAATTCCTATGTGCATTGGTCGTCCTCTTTTTCGATTGGATAGACCTACCTGCAATTACAGGGGCAACAGGAGTCTTCCCAAGTTCCTGACCTCTCTCTCCATACATACCACGTTCTTTGACCCCGACAGACCCTCAGAAATCTCACCGTTTACGATTTCTTTGTGTTGGCTTCCATGACGTTAAACATGTCGCCATCTGCATTTGTGTCTGTTTCCAGACTACCCGGTTTACGAGGCTGAATATGCTTCAGGGATTACGGTCTCCCCTGTGGTCTATATGGTTCCCTGTGTACGCTTCACCTTACTGTTACCAGCTTCGGCGCAACACTCGGTATGGGTGGTTGGTTAGACCTTGCCCAACAGGGACTTTCACCCTGTAAGAAGATGTCAAGCTTTGCTTGGCGCACTAACGTTCCGAGTGTTACCGACATACCCGTCCCGAAGGGCTGGCGCAAAGCTTGCTCATTCATTTTGCTTTATATATTGCAAGCTTTGTGACAGAGGGTATGTGGGCGGCAAGCTTAAAAGTATTTCTTATCCGTCCCTTGCGGTAACACTCTGTTAACTGATGTCGGACAGCTACAGAGCCAGAAGTTTACAGGACGTCAGCCGCTTAGATCTGTAAAATCAGTTTTTTAAATTACAATACAGAAATTATCATTATTGTCCACCATTAAACAGTACCTCTCTTGTCACAGCATTCTCAGTTTTCAAGTTTCTCTCACTAAGAACTTTTCCATCCATATTTTTCGCAATTATTTTAAAATCTTCTTCTTTACCTTCAATAAAGACATACCAAACATAAAAATCATGATCACCTTTGATAATAGTAGCTGTATATTCTTTTTCTGTGTTCAAATTGATTGAAATAATATTATCTATTTCATCATTATTTATCATTCCAAAAATCATTGGGAAAGGAGATTTGCCAAATTCTGTCCCTTCTGTACTAGGCAAATATTGAGCTGACCATGACTCACCAAATTCCATTACGGGATCTTCCTTAACATTGTATATTGGAGAGTGCCCTCCTCCGAATACCCACTTCCATCCAGCATACGTCTTTTTGACAAATTCTGCTTGAATAATCGGTCTATCTTTATTAGTAGAACTGTATTTAACGTGAAAAACTACCACCCCTCTATCCATTTCTAGAACATGTATTACCCTATCAACCGACATTCTTACTTGTTTCACTGCCTCTATAGGAGTTGATCTGGATCGTCAATAAAATATATGAATAATAGCATCAAAAGCAATAACCCAAACCCTATTATTGTTATTCTTTTCATTTTTCCTCCTTCACTTCTGTGTTTTCCCGCGCCATGGACGGCGCGGTCATCGTCCGATTTCAGTTAACGTTCCGAGTGTTACCGAGGTACCTGTCCCGTAGGGCTGGCGCAAAGCTTGCTCTTTTAGCCTTTCTTAAGATATCGCAAGCTTTGTGACAGAGGGTATGTGGGCCGCATGCTCAAAAAATCATCCTATCTACCCCTTGCGGTAACACTCTGTTAACTGATGTCGGACGCCCCAAACTCAGAGGCTGACAGGACGTCATCTCTTTAAACCAAAGTCTTAGCCTTTACTTTACAGCAATAGAGATTATGTCAATAAATAATTATTTTAAATTGCGATTAATATATAAAACATTTCCTGAACTATCATACGCAATTATAGTATCATGTTCAAAACCTGTATCATCATCAGTCAAAAAATAGTATAATTTTTTATTTTGCTCTTTGAACTCTAATAGCTGAGCTTCTCTAAAAGATTCTTTTTGTTTATCTGATCCTACTAATATTTTCTCTACATCAGGAGAATAAATATAACCCCATGCTACTGCAGCTACTTCCGGTTTATCTTCATCAGACGGATTTGATAATAGTGACCATTGCCAACTAATTACTTCATCGCCACTCCTGCCAGTGGGAACACTGACTTTTGCTTTCCATTTGTTATTTACATTAGCTAGTCTTGCAATACTAATTGTCTTTTCCTTATTAAGAAACAGCAGGATTATTTCATCATCGTTGATAGTCTTCTCCCATAGAATTTCTTCTACTTCCATATTTGATCCTGGGTTACTATATTGATTACTAATAATATTTTCATATGATAAACCTTCAGAATCTGCAATGTACCAATTACAACTAGATACTATAAAGGCTAGTATACCTAACATCACTAGTAGCTGTATTTTTTTCACTTATCTCACTTCCTTGTACTTCACATTATTTATCTGCATTGGTATTAAACAACCCATATTATAATTAAATACTTAGCGCCATGGACGGCGCGGTCATCGTCCGATTTCAGTTAACGTTCCCGGCATTCCCGACGTGCCCGTAATTGGCGCAAGACTTGCTCTTCCTGCAGCACATCCCTAGTTGCAAGTCTTGTGACATAGGGCATGTGGTGCGGCAAGCCCTAGAGTCCTAGCTACACCGCACCCTTGTGGGAATGCTCGTGTTATCGGATGGATGAGGCCTCCCGAAGCCAGAGTGCGACAGGACGTCGCACCCTTAATTCCACGATGGATAAAATCTTTTAAACTGACCATATTCAAAAACACTTTTATTTAAACTTCCTATTTCAGAATCTAATAATGAAGCTTTCATATTTGCTAACATATTGGCTATTTTTTTATCTGTTCCGTCATATGATCCATCACCTAAGTATTTTTCTAAGATTCTATTAACTTCTTCTTGAGGTTTTTTCTCATAATAATCAATCAAATAATCAAATAATCTATTTTGCAATTCCAATGAATCATATGCTAAATCATAGAAGATTTTTTCTTCTTTTGTGTCACCCAAATCTTCACCTTTAACAGTTACTACTCCTTCATATATTTTCGTAAACACAAATAAAGAAAATAATAACGTTAATAAAGAAAAGTTGTTTTTACTATATGTAAACTGCTTTTCCCCATAATAACAAGTAAGTGCTCCAAAAGAACAGTGTGTATACTGACATAGAAATTGGTAGAAATCACTATAATATAGCTTATCATTTCCTGCTATAAAATTATTTGGCATAGGAATACTCCCTACTTTATTTCCACTGGTATCAAATATATTGTACCCTTGTAATGTGTAATGGTTAAAAGTAACTGATAAGGGATTCACTATAAATTTCTTGATAACATTCTCCCGTTCGTTTTCTATGTCAATATGTTCTCTAATATATCTGCTCATAATATGGCATTCAAAAATACTACGAATTAGCATAAAACAATCCTCATTGAAAAAATATTTGTCATCATTTAATAAACACTTAATAGCCATTAATGACTTGGTACTTTTAGTAAATGCAAAATAGTCATAATCATAAGATAGTTTTTTACTAAATAATAATTCATCTGGAACTTTCCCGGAAGATAAATATACCATTAAAATATCCCCCAATGCATCTGGAGCAGCGTATTTACAAAAATGTCGTGACTTCAAAATAAGACTATTTAACATCTTGTGACAGTTTTCGGTCATGTTATCTTTCATATCACTTGACCTCCTGAATTTAAAAGATTTTAACACCGCCGCAGGACGCGGCGGCCCCACCTCATCTTTCCGATAACTTTTGTTTTAACGCATCTTAATTCGTGTTAATATTTAATCTAGAAGTGTTAAACGAACTTTGGTTCGTTTAAGCTCCTTATACCTTTAGTCTTTATTTCTTTTTTTGTGCATGATTTTATCTAGTGGACTTTAAATACTGCCAATATCCTTTTTGCTAACATGAGTATAGATTTCCGTTGTTTTTGTGCTTTGATGCCCTAATAATTCCTGAATATAGCGCAGATCTGTTCCGGACTCTAATAAATGAGTAGCAAATGAATGTCTCAGGGTATGTACTGTAATTTCTTTTTTTATTCCTGAATTTTTACAGGCTTGCGCAAAAACCTTCTGTATTGACCTCACATTCAAATGTTTCCCCGATTCAACACCGGGAAAAAGCCAATTGTCCGGCTTATAATTAGCTACATAAATCCTTAATGCTTCTAAAGTTACTGTCGATAATACTGTATACCTATCTTTGCATCCCTTTCCATTCCGAACATGGATTAAATTACGCTTACTATCTATATCATTAATTTTTAGGCGAACTACTTCTCCTATTCGAAGTCCTGCTGAATAGATTAATAACAATATTACACGATATTTTGGGTTCTCAACATTCTCAATAATTTCAATTATTTCTTCTTCACTTAATATATCAGGTAATTTCTTCTCTTTTTTGGGGCGAGGCAAATCCAGGGCTAGGTTTGAAATATTTAATACTTTACTGTAATAAAATTTTATTGCACTTATGACTTGATTTAAATATGAATGAGATACCTCCTTCTCTTCCATCATCAGTAATAAATATTGTTTTATTTGATCTTTATTGATTTTTTTGGGGTGAACATCGAAATGGCGAACCAAACGCCGCACGTGACTTGAGTAAACTTTAATAGTTTTATTGCTATAGCCTCGCAATTTTAGTTCATTTCCCATGTGATTTAAGGTAGCTATTTCATAAACAGGAGTTAAAACATCATCAATAAAAATTCTTTTATTACCAAGAGCTGGGTGAAAGGTAACCTAAAATCGTTCTTCTTTAACCTCAACTTTTATCATGGCACTTCTCCATTTACATAGTTTTACTTTTTCCTTCTGCAAAATTTGTAAAATTCCTGCAAAATTAAAGTTTAATACCAATTCTTTAAAACTTGCTATAGAATATTTACTAAATCAACTTTCCAACCCAGCCGTCAACATTCCGCAAAACCCCTACTATTTACGCGCACAAGTTATATTTCCGCGTAAAAGTACGACCCCCTTAAATAAATATTTCCCCCAAACCAGTAGTCTGAGGGAACATAAAACACACTTCATTATTCAGTTGAAACCCGAAAACCCCTGATACCAACCTATTCCTTCTCTATCAACACAACACACTCAACATGCGTCGTCCTCTCTTGTTGCCATAACTCCACGAAAACCGCCCGGGCTGGTCGTTTGGGCGGTTTCGTTGTGCCTTTTTCAAGCTGCTTGAGGTTAGAGGCTACTCCACTTATATTTTACCATATTTGACCGTCGGGCGCTCTCCTTTTCTCTGGACTGTGGCCGGTCTTTTTCCGCGTTTGTGCTCCTGCCTCTGCAGTTGCTTTATTGCTTCCGGGGAGCTGCGGGGTTTCTTCCTGCTCCTAGTGCTGCTATTATTCCAATGGAGCGGGAGGGCTCTGTCCTGTGTCTGGCGTGTCTCTGGTGGAGCTTCCTCTCTGGCCTTGTGCCGGTCCTCTGTGCTGTCTATGTGCGGGCGGTCCTATCTCTGACCATGGTCTCAATGTCTCCCCAGCTGCCGCAGCCGCCTTGTTTTATGGTCCAGTCGGGTACACCTGCAGGAGGGCGAGGGTTCCTCTAGTGTTATCCTTTGCCGGTATGCCTCCCAGTGCTTCCGGATCCGGAGCAGGGTCCAGCGGGTATGTTATGGATTTATTGGTCTTTCCCTGCTTTTCTGTCGCGGTTATATCTTTACTGGTGGTATTTCTGTCGCGGATATTCCTCCATTGGTGGTATTTCTGTCGCAGTTATTCAAGGGTAAGCCTGCCGCCTGTCCTATGGACTGTCCGGTGGATTGTCCCTCGCTTATCCTGCTTGTCCTAATATGACTATGATTTGTCCCCTCCTGTACCGCGTTTGTCCCTTTTGTCCCTTATTTGTCCCTTGACATTTGGCGAGGCTGCGTTCTAACCTCTCGGCCTGCCGCTGTTCCTTATGGTCTCCCGGTGTTATCGGCCCGCCTTATTCCTTGGCCATTGTCTAGGTGTTCCCGCTGCAGCTGCTTTTATTGCTAGTTGTCTTTCGGGAGCTCCGCCGGCTCCATGGCCATTATAGCGAGAATTGTCGAAAGGTTCCCGACATAAACGCCGGGGAGGGCTGCCCTTTGTCTCCCGGCGGCTCTTGTGTCCTTGTCCCGCTCCGCTGGATCCATAAACCTAATAAGGGCCATTCTTGCCGGTGGGCCTTTGGTGTTTCCCTTCTGGTGGCCATCTTCTACCTGTGCGCGTTCTGTTCGCGTAACGTGCGAGTAACATTCCAGTAACGTGCGGGAGCGGTTCGCGTATCTCTGCAGCTGCGCCGGTGTTTCCTCGTGCTTTTATAGCTGCATTGGTGCCGGTGGCCTTCTGGATCCTCTCTAGGTTCCTGCTGCCTCCTTGCTGCCTTGGCCACTCCTGCCGGTTAATATGCCCGGCTGCTCTTTGCCTTGTGCCCTCTGGTCCTGCTGTGGCCCATTCTGGCCCTCTATACTTATTCAGGGGTGTTAATACTCCGTGTTGCCATATCGGCCCGCCTGTTGTGCTTCTGGCTGCGTCCGGTGGCTTTCTATATTCCGACATTTATAGACATAAGGAGCGGGGGAGGATAAAATTATGGTAAGTGATGGGAGGTTTTCGGATTGATAATATAAGCGGCTCCGGGAGAGGCTGTCAAGCGAGGCATAAAGGCGGTTATATATGCGCCTACCTCGGGTATTAAATAAAAAGGTTTGTCGGTCTGCGTTTATATAGCGCTGCCCTTAGCTTTGGTCTTGGGCTCTTTGAGGTGTCCACGTCCCTAGTGCAGGTCTAAGCGCTATATCCTGCATAACAAGAAAAGAGTCCACTTCCGGTAATAGTCCGGGGCGGGCTCTTTTTGTGTTTGTGCTGGTCTATTGGTTTTATTCTTGGGTCTGCAGCTGCAGCGGTGGCCATTGTTAGTATTCCTCCGGGAATAGGATTGTTGTTGCTGACCGGTCCCACTCGGTTATTATCCATATCTTCCCCTTGCTGGTTTGGTACGCTGCCAGTATCCTGCCCTCGCTTTCGATTGCCTGATCGTTTAGCTCCTTGTCCTCTTGACAGAGGTCTCCCCAGTCTTTCCGCTGGTACCGGTTAAAGGCTGCGGCTATCTCTTGGGCGAATACCGGGCTATTCTCCGCCTCGTTTGCTATGCCTCTGGTTGCTACTATCCTGCCGTATTCCATGGACTACGCTCCTTTACTTTGGTTTAGTTAGATAATACCGGCACGAGCTCCCAGTTGTGAAGGCGTACCGGGTGGGTATTCGTGTCGGGCTTCTCTGTAAGCGTTGGGCGTTATATTGGCGCCTTAAATAATTACGGAGGAGGTTATAAAAAAATGATTATTGCTACCCGCTACACCTTGGAAAGAGGCCCGGACGGTAAGTCCTACGCCATTAAGAACGAGGAGGCCCCATTGTGTCCTGATTGCGGCCAGCTGCTCTCTGGCTATGATAGGAGGCGCCGCCATGTTATCGACAGCTATGGCCGCGTCTTTTGGTTCCAGCTGCGCCGGCTAAAGTGTAAGCCCTGTAATAAATTACATACAGAGCTCCCGGACTTCATGGTCCCCAATAAACACTATGAGGCCCGGATAATAGACGACGTTCTCTCTGGCCGGTCCTACTTTTGCCCTGCGGACGACTCGACGATCCGGCGCTGGAAGAAGTAAGCGCCCACCTAGTTTGCCTTTATGTATTCAGGAAACGCCTTTATTATTAAAGCTGCACAGTAAGAAAAAAAGGGGGTAATATCCGAATGAAAAGCAATCTTTTGATTATGGCAGCTGTGGCCCTTTTTACTGCCATTGTGCTACTTGGTGGCATAATTGTAGGGGCTATGGTTCTAAACAAAAACGATAATACAAATAACACGCCGGGAAACTCTCAAGCTGTTTCGTTGGACGCTGCTCCGCCTGCAGCTCCCGAGACAATATCTATACCCGGATATGCTCAATTGGTTATGAAAGCGGGGGAGCTCATGCAGGACGTTGAATTGTATAACCCTGCGGGAAACCCTTGTTATTTTATCATATCCATAATTCTGCCAGATGGTACCGAGGTCTATAAGTCCGGGCCCATAAATGCAGGGCAAAAGACAGACGTTATAAAGCTGTCGCAGCCATTAGAGGCGGGAACATATAAGGACGCTGTATTAAAGTATTCCACTTTTTCTTCCACGAACGACGAACCAATGAACGGCGCTAATACAAAATTTACTTTGGAGGTGGTCGAATGAAAAAGACTTTTACTGTTTTTCTTTTAATTATTGCTATGCTGGCCATGCCTTTTTCGGTCTATGCTGCAGACGAGACTTCCAGGAGTATGTCCGTTGTTTTTGAATATACCGCTCCGGAGCCGGAGCCGGATCCAGAGCCCGATCCTGATCCTGAACCTCCGGCGGATCCCACTACTTACATCATAGAAATTCCTGCAACTGTAACGAATGGCAACATGGAACATATACCGATTACGGCCTCAAAAAATACGATTGATGAAGGAAAGATGGTTACTGTTTCGGTGGACTGGGACAAGTCCTATGATAGTGAGGGGTATTTTTACCTTTTCAAAAACAAAGGGCTGATATCAGAGGAATTAATCTTATGCCGGGTCTTGCTGTACTTAGACGATAATCTAACCGAGGGTGTCTATGTAGATTATTTTGAAACCACACGCGATAGGCCGCTTGTTAAATTTCTAGCCGGTGACACTACGCCGTCGTACGGTGGCGTTATAGGTCTTAGGCCAATAACTCAATATTCTAGTGCCAGCTCTGGCACCTACACCGGTACGCTGTATTTTAATATTCAGGTGGTAGATGCCGATTAGTAGAGCGTCCCTCTTTTCCTACTGTGCATGAGGAAGGTCGCGCCTGTTATTTGTGGTTGCCAGCGTCGTTCAAAAGGTGTATAATTTAGGTGAGTTCTTCGAGAAAAACCTGTTACCGGTTCAAAGGCTTGAGCGTCTCCGGTGGCAGGTTTTTTGCGTTCAGGTTCCTGTGTCCGCTCTGGATCCATGGCACCGGTCAATAATACATATATCCTCTAAAGCCTCGGTAATTATGCCGGGGCCTTTTTATTGGCCACTCTTTCCATTTCTTGCGCTGCTCTCCCGCGGATCCGCTGGGGCTGCTTCCAGCTCCGGGCAGCTGTGGCCATTCTCCGGAGATTGTTCCCGGTTTAGAAGTGCGGGCCTGTTTTTTGGTCTCCATGTTTGGCCTCTAAGGGCTTTTCTATTCCTTGGCCATGGTATTGCACCTGCTAAAAGTCTATAATATGGCCGCCTTTATCCTTTACCTGCTCCGCCGGCTATTCTATGGCCATGCCTTGGCCACTGGCAGCGGTCCCGGCTGTTATTCTGTGGCCTGTTGCTGCAGCTCTAGGAGCTGGCCTCTGCCTCCTGAGTAGGTTAATGCTTTGAGGCTGGGAGCTGGTGGCCACGTCCGGAGCTTTCCCGCTGGTTAAGGTGTCGCCTCCCGCTCCTGCAGGTGCATTTTTGGTATTAAAACCCTGATATTTGTTAACTTTCCCAGGTCTTTTGTTATATTCTGGCCGCTTGGCGTTGGTTAGCCTCTCTTAATGGCTGGGAATGCTGGGAGCGACTCCGGCTCTCGGTGGTCCTCTCTGCTGTTTCCCTGTTCAGTGTATCGTGTGTTATTGTTGCCGCTTATTTTAATTCAGGAAACCGACTAAAACCCAAAATAACCGAACGGTTAATATTAAAACCGAGGTAAACCCATAATAACCGAATGATTGCGCCGCGGTCCGTTGTGTCTTGGTTTCTGTCGTCAGAAACTCCGTTGTAGGTAGGTTTCTGTCGTCATTATCCTAGTTTATGTTATCATTAACTCGGTTTCTGTCGTCATTAACCCCGCTGAACGGTGATAACTGCGACGGAAAAAAAGGGAGAAAATAAAAAGAGCCCCGCTCCGGATCCGTAGTCCGAGGCGAGGTCCTTTTCTTGCTGCAGCTAGAAAAATAATTCTACAAAGTCCTGTCTAGTGATGTGCCTTTTATCCGCCAGCGCTTCTATATGGGCCTCTAATTCGTCGCTCCTTATGCTGGGGTCAAGGTACCAATAAGCGACTTCTTTCGGCGGCCTGTCCATTCCCCTCATGGCTGCCCGGTATAGTAGCTGCGTTAATGCGCGGACGGTCTTGTTATGCTGTTCCTCGTCTAACTCGGTGCGCCTCCTGCAGGACAATATCTTGTATAGGAGGTCCTCTCTAAAGTCGCTGGTATTACTCGTGGTACAGATACCGAACAGGTGGCAGGCTCTATCTAATAGGCTTATTTGTATGGCGTTAATCATCATTAGCGGCCTCCTTTCGTGGTCTTGGTCTCTTGGCTTGCGTCTGGATCATACTCATAATCGGAGAGGTCGTCCAAAATATCAATAACGGCCTCTTTTATCCTGTCGGAAACCTCCGCCGCTGTGCCTAGTTTGGCTATGTCCTTTCCCAGTATGTCCGGGAGCTCTGATATCTTGCTGTGTATGGTGCTTATCAGGTCCGTTGTCATTCCTTCCACGTCCTCGGCCCTGTGCATTTTGCTCTCTAGCTCTTTAACTTCTAGCTGCGCAATTTTGGCTTTGCTTTTCTTGAGGTCAATCTCTGTCTTTAGCTTCTCGATTTGAAGGTCAGGGGAGACGCCGGTCTCGGCTTCCTCGGCCTTGTGCTGCAAGTATGATATATACCGCTGTATCGTTGAGAGTAAGTCATAATGATAATTGTTGCCTACCTTCTTGCCTACGATGATACCGTCCTGTGTGAGCTGCTGTACCCACCGGCGGGTAACTCCTAAGAGCTGGGCTATCTCCTTACTGCCTACTGTTTTAGGTTTATTGTTCTCGCTCATGTTTTTACCTCCTTACTGGTTATTTTGGCGAAGCGAAGTGCCTCGAAAAATGTTTCAAAAAACTAGGGGTCTTTTGGGCTCGCCAGCTCCGCAGGCTTTTTTGGCGCTCAGAAGGAACCGCTCGACTTTCCCGCCGCCGTCTGGCCGCTCCTGTGCCCCTCTGGCGTCCCTCTGTCCTTGTCTAATGGTTTGTATTGCCTCGCGTCCTCTCGTTCTTCCTGCTTTGTCCTGTGGCCTCTGGTGGCCTCCTGTGCCCTGTATTATGGCCCTGTCTGGTCTATCTCGGCCCCTTGTGGGTGTATCTGGTCCTTTTATTCCGTCTCCTTGGCGTTTATTCCGCCCATTCTGGCCCTCGTCTGCCCTTGGTGGTATGTTTGTACCCCTTGGGCGTGTTTCGTGGCTCCTGCGTCCTCCTGTGGCTTTCTGTGGTGGTCCTGTTGTTTCTTTCTGCCCTCTGGTGTCCCTGTTTGCCTTTTCCCGGGCTTTAGTCCTTCCGAGTGGGGTTTATATCCCTTTGGGCCTTCTCGTCCATCTGTGGCCCCCTGCGTTTCCCTGTGGCCTGTTCTTGGTGTGGTCCTTGGTCTCTGGTCCGGGCTGGTTGTTATTTGTCTGCACCTTTAACCTCTAGCCTTTTTCTTTCTACCGCTCCTACTAATGCGCTCCATGCTGGATCCGGTACAAAGTCCTCCGGCTTTATAAAGTCCTTGCAGGTGTTTTCTGGTTCAATGCCTTTCCAGTTATCGCGGTCTAGGTTTATGCACTTTATCTTATCCGAGTATGATTTGTCCGGCTTGTACCAATGGCAATTCTGACACACCTTTTCGTCCTTAATGGTTATTCCTCCGATCTCCGCTATATGGTTATACCTCCCGGGCTTTGGTCTCTGGTCCGGGCTGGTTATAAATATGGCCGGTTGGTTATGATTAAACCTTCCGGCCCTTGGTCCTTATCTCTTGGCTGGTTCCCTGTCGGTATGGTGTCCAGTCTGCTTTCTATTAGGGCCAGTGTCCTAAATGTTTTGAGGTCGTTCTTTTCCGCGTCATGTGCTGGCAGGGTAAACAGCTCCCCCGCTCCTAGTCCGTATGATGATATTATGAGGCTGTCGGTTAAATGGTCCGCCGGCTTTCTTCTTGGCTTTATATCGTCCAGCGACTACCGCCTTGTCTTTGAGTTCCTGTGTTCTCAGTGTGTAGCTTCTTCCCGCCGGTGATACTTTCGGTGTTGTTCTATGGTGAGTAGGGGAGAGGCCGCCTCCTTGATATGCAAGCCTTAAACTCTTTCCAGAGTAGCCCTTTAATATAAAGCTGGCTTTGCTTTTCTCTGCTTTGTTGAATTGGAGAGGGCCGCTCTTTTGGTGCTGTGGGTCTGGTGGATCATGCCGGCCATTCTCCCCGGAGCTCTTTTCTTAGTCGTTGGCTGTTGTCCTTGATTACCTTCCCGGTGTTTTTCTCAATCCGCTTGAGCTGCTTATTGTCTCTGTTCCTTCTGCCTCTCCCGCCGCTTCAACTGAAAACCCTACATCGGCGTCAAGTCTTAATAGATTGCCTATAGCCCCTCTAATGTGTCCCCCTAAATCGTCCTTGAATTGCTCTGGTATATCTTCTTCGATTACCGATACAATAAATATCCGCTCCATGATCCTCCGCCTTTCTGGTTTATTATAGTGTGGTCATTCCTCTTAGGAGCTTGCCTAGTATTCTTTCATGGAGGACCGTTATCCATTGTCTGGTTTTCCCCAGCTCGTCGGCTATATCTTCCCACGTCATACCTTCTAGATATCTAAGCTGCATTAACGCTCTTTCGAGTGGTACCTCTAGGGACATTATGCTGCTCTCTATGGCTGCCGCTTCCTCCTTGGTACTCATTAGGCTTTTAATGATCATGTTCTCAAGTGTTACGGTGGCCATTCTGTTTTCTGTAAGGCTTGGCGGCTGCCTTTGCTGGGGAGGTGGGAGAGCGGCTCCCATCTTTGCCACTCTCTCCGCTTGTGCCTCTATCCTGTCCAGTATGCCTATATATTCTTTGCGCTGCTCCTTGCTTATGAGTTCCTCTTTCGGTTTCCCTAGGAGGTGTATTGAAGTCGCTCTCATGGCTTTCCCTCCCTGTGGTTTTATTCTCTGGTCTGTTTCCCGGCTATCATTTCCGCGGCCTGTCTTTCCTCCTGTGTTAGAGGCTTGTTGCCCTTGATGATCTGCTCCGTTGTGCTGGTGGCTATGGCCTTTAATTTATCGAGGCGGGCCTGTTCTTCCTCGCTTAGGCCCTCGTCTCTTTTCTTGGCGATAAGCTCCGCCAGCATGGTTTCCGTTTGCTGCTCTAGGTTCTTGTTATTCATTGGTTACGCCCTCCATTCTTTTGGCTGCTGCCTCTGTTCCTTCTAGCCCTCTTAGGCTGCCTCTTACGTATCTGATTTTCGCGTCTCTGTCGGTTCCGGCTTGGTGGCCGTCTACGTTTATGAGTCCGTCGTGCTGCTCTGTAATGCTGACCATGATATCATCTTCCTTGGTTCGTCTCCCGGCGGTGTTGTAGCCTGATCCTGCTACTGGGCCGTATGCAATGGTAAAGGCTTTTTCTTGGATATCCTTGTAATGTTTAGCCCATGCCTCTGCAGCTTTTGAAATATCGCTAGCCATGTTTGATATCTGTGTTTCTTTCCTGATCATGTCGTTGTATGCGTCGCTGGCTGCTTTGAATAGGGCGCTGTCTCCCTTAACTCCTACCGTCTGAAATTGAATGATCTTCTTTTCCAGCGAGTACATTTCGGAGGTGATTTCGTCCATTCTCATTTCTGCCTGCTCTGCCTTGTCGTCGTCTCCCTCGGCTATGTGGTCGGTGATTTCCTCGGCTAGTCTTTCGCTTTCTGCTGCTAGTTCCTCCAATGTTGCCGCCATATGGTCTCTTTTGTTGCGGATCCTCTCTTTCTTGTCCTCGACGTCTGCCTTGTATGCTTCGCTGGCCTCCTTGAATGCCTTTTTAGCTTCCTCGTAGGGCTTTGAGATATCCTGCAGCATTTCTCTGGTTAGTGTGCTAGGGTCCTTCTTCATTTCCTCTAAGCTTATTGTCTTTGTCTCTTTCATGGTTTACCATTCCTTTCGTTTTTTAGTTTAGTTTGGTTTACTTGTCTTTATTGTAATTATCAGAGGTACCGGAGGGCTCTTGGCCATGGATCCGCTGCCTCTGTAATTTTATAAATAATCGTCGCCTCTCTTGAATGTCTCCCACGACTTTTTCCAGCGTAATTGATATTGCTCTTTTTTCTCCTGCTTCTTTGGCCTAGGATTGATTATCTCCTGCAGCTGCTGCCATGTTTTGAAGGTGTCCTCTGATAGCTGGGCCGCTTCCTGAATGATTTTAGCCGGCTGTCCTGTCTGGTGTGCGTGTAGTAGGAGCTTGTCCGCTTCCAGCATATTATTAAAGGCTGCCTGCTCCATGGTTTCTATTTGGGCCTTTACTGCCCGGGCGCATTGGCCTTCAATCTCTTTTCGTAGATACGTGTACTGGTTATATTTCTCCTGAAACGCTGCCAGTGTTGCGTTTTTGACTGCCATTTCCATACCACCCCTTTTCTTTTTCTAGTATTCTCTCTACCGCCTTTTCTGTTGATGAATAGCCGGTGTATTTCCAGTATGAGTAGTTTGTCCGCTTCAGTCCCTCGCTTAAATATTCATCATCGGTATAAAAGGGCCTTAGCCTGTCGGCGTATTCTGGTTTCTTTAGGAGCTTTTCCGCTGCTCTTTGTTTCTGCCTTACCCGCTCCGACGAAACTCCGCAGGCCGCCGCGCATTCCTTGAGTGTTGCGTCCTGCATTCTTAGTCTTAATACTTGGGCTAGGTCCGGCGGTATTTCCCCGAGGATTTCCTCCACCGCATTTTTTAATTGCTCCTTGGCCACTTCCTCTATGACGTCGTCCTCAAACTCCGCCTCTGGATCCGCTAACATTTCGACGACATTCGTGTCCGTTTGATTGTGTACGGTTTCGTCTATGCTTGCAAGTCCCTTGTCTACTCCTTTTTGGTACCTGTAGCGGCTTAGTGCGCCATTTAAGAACGTGAATAGAAACGTTGAAAACTTTGCGCCTCTAGCTGGATCATATTTCTTTGCTGCGGTATAAAGAATTATAAAGCTTTGCTGCAGGTAGTCCTCTATTTCTTCAATGTCGTTACATGCGTAATAACTTAGTTTTTTTATAAGTCCTATGTTTTGAAAATAAAGCGTCTCTGCTGCCTTCATGTCATTGCTTTTTACCAATTCGGCGAGTTCTTCGTTGGTTTGTGCTATTGGTGTTTTCTGATTTTCTCCGATCATCGCCGCCCCCTTGCTCGGGGTATTGTCTCAACCCCTTTTCTCTATCTTTTTCTAAGCTGGAAGCGGCTATTTATACCCTGCATTCCTGCTCTTGGTCCGTTTGCTGCTCTTGCTGCTGTTCCTGCTGTTCCTGCTCTGCCTGTTCTTCCAGCTGGTAGGCGTAGGAGAGTAGCGCGGTTCTTTTCTTTACGTCGAGGGCCTTGTAAATTCTTAGTAATTCCGCCGCCCATTTGTCGCCGGCTCCGGTGTCCGCTGCCTTGCCGTTCCCCACGTCTATGCTCTCCGCTTTGTTGCCTTGTACTATGGTGCTGTTGGTGATATTGCTTGCATAGGTGAGCTTGTCGATTATGTAGAGGTTAACCGCTCCGGGCTCTGCCTCTAGTCCTGCGCCTGCTAGTATTTTCTCTAGCTCTGTTGGTGTGATGTTCTCTTGATTTAGCCTATTGTTAAACATTGAAATTCCCCCTTTTTTTAATACCAATCTCCTGTTGGTGTGTAGTGGAGCCATTCTCCATTCCTGAATGTTACCTGTAGGTTTCGGCCTAGTGGCCTAACGCTTACCGGCGTCCAGCCTTCCTTGTAGTCGTTTCCGACGCCGCTCTGGTGTCTCTGGTGGGTCTTTATGAATTGCGCCTGCTGCTCTGGCGTTAGCTTGTTAAATCCTTTGACATTATCCATCTTTAGGAGCTCCTTTCCCGGGCGGCCTTTAGTTCTTTCAGGGCGGCCCTGTGTATTTGGCGGTCCTTCTCTCTGGTGTCGTGCTGCAACTGGTATTCCAGCGCTGCTATTTGTCTGTCTAGCTTAGTTTTATCCTCTGGTACTATGACTTTTAACATGGATCCATTCCTCCTTTTGGTTTTCCTTGTCTCTGGTCCTATATGCTGGGGTTTATGCCTCGGCCTCTGCTGCTGCGTTTGCCGGTGGTTTGATTAACTCGGTCCCTCTTAGCCCTTGCCGGTGGTATCTGCTTACTACGGTGGTATATTTCAGGCCGTATTTATTGGCCGCCTGTGCTAGTGTCATTTCTTCGCCCTCAATCTGTACGTGTACGTTGGTGCTGCGGTTATTGGATTGTTCTTCCTGTGTGGCCCATCTGCAGTTATCCGGCTGGTATCCTTTTTCGTTTTCTATTCGGTCCAGCATTAGGCCCTCTTGGTATCCGTTTTCTATGGCCCATTCCTTAAATGTTGCATAATCGGTCCATTCCTCGCATACCTCTATGCCTCTTTCTCCGTAAAGGTAATAATCGCTATTGTTAGGGTTCTGGCACCTTTGCCGCATGGCCGCCCATACAGAGTATAACTTTGTTACTCCTCCGCTTGTGTCTCCATGGGTGAGTCTTGCTGCTGCCGTTCTTTCCCTTTGGAGGCAACCGCAGCTTTTAGTGTAGCCCTTCTTTAGGCTTGTGCCGTCTATAATGCAGGGGTCCCCGCAGTCGCACCAACATAGCCACTCTTTCCCGCGCTTTCCGTATCCGGCGAAACTGTCAACGGTTAGCCTGTTAAACTTCTTACCGGTTAAGTCCTCGCTTCTTGCCATCTTTGCACCTCCTGACTCTTGTTTTTAGTCCTCGTCCTCCGGATCCGTCGCCATTTTGAAGCTTGTTAGTTTATGGCCTTGTGTCGTTTCCGGTTCTTCTTCGTCGTGGCCATTATATGGGCCGGTTTCTATTTCGTCGCTAGATGTTGCCATCTTAAAGCCTGATAATACTGGGGCTTTCTTGTCGCTGCTGTCTGCTGGTTCCTTGTCCTTACTGCCCTTTTCTTGATAAAGGTCCTCTAATATTTTTAGAAAGTTTGTAGGCTTCATCATCCAGTCGAATGTAGCCGCCCAGTTTCTCTCGTTGCGACCCTTTAGAAAGCTGCTAGCCTCTGACTTTTCAAATACCGCCTTGAATACCTCAATGTCTTTATGCTCGTTCCATCTTGCCGCTACCGCTTTTTTTCTCTGGCCGTTAATGGCTCTAATAGCTGGATAACTAGGGCAGGTTTCTAGGAATAACTCTTGTATTTTCTTAAATGGTACCGGCTCTTTGGTGGCTGCTTCTGCTGCAGGGGGCTTGTCCCCCTTAGTAGTCTCTTTTGTATCTGTATCTTTATCTTTATCTGTATCCTTATCTGTATCTGTATCTGTATCGGGTTTTTTCGGTTTCTCAAATAACCGTTCGGTTTCTTTCGGTTCTTTTGGGTTATTCTCGGTTTCTATGGGTTCCTTTCGGTTATTCTCGGTTTCTATGGGTTCCTTTCGGTTATTCTCGGTTTCTTTCGGTTCGGCTGGTCGGCCCCCTTTTGCTCCGTTGGCCTTGTTGACTTCGCACCTTTCAATGTATTTTCGTTCGTCCCTGTCCATTTGCGCTTTGATAAATGAAAAGGCCATCATTGCAGCTCCGGGAAGGTCCGGTATTTTTCTACTTTCGGCGTAGTCAAATAGGGCTGTGATAAGTTTTCCGCGTTCTTCGTCTGTCAATAAATCTAGGTGTTGTCGGTAGTCTATATAAATCATAAAACTCTTTTTTTTGCTTGCCGCCATTCTGTTTACCCCCTTTCTTGGCTTATCTTTTTGTTGTTACTCGTTGAGAATAAAGAGATTGTCGAATGTCTTTGAAAATGTTTCGCATATCTCTTTTGCTGTGTTTGGGCTAGTTGACTTCCGGCCGCTTTCTATTTGAGCGTATGCGTTGGCTGTAATGCCTATCTTTTCCGCTACCTCTTTTTGAAGCAGGCCTGCCTTAATCCTTGCGATCTTCAATTCCTTTGCTTTAGCTCTGATCATCTTTTCTCACTCCCTTATTCGTGTAATGGTTGATGTTAATTCTCTTTTTAATAGAATAATTGAGAAATATTATTTTGTCAATACCCTATTTACATTATTCCTGTAAAATGTTAATATGAATATGCTATTACTGGAATTTGAAAAAGGAGGTAAGGTGTATGTCTTTTTCTGAAAGACTGAAGGAATTAAGGAAAGAGAAGGAGTTAAATCAATCTGATCTAGCGGACATGTTAAAGGTTTCTGTTCAAAGTGTTTCTGCTTATGAAAATGGCCGGGAGCCCGATTTCAAAACTCTAATAAAACTATCTGATTTTTTTGACGTGAGTGTTGATTATCTTGTTGGCGCTTCTAACAATAGGCGAAATATGAGCGAGGAAAAGGCGAGGGAGATTTTTTCAAAAATAGACATTGGAGCGGATCCGGCTGTTAATGAAATAGTTTCCGTCGTTCGCGAGCTGATAGAGCTTGAATTATCGGCACCGCATAACTGTAAATGCTTGCATTTATACTCGAATATTCTTCTAAACCTGAAAGAGCTTCAGGAGCTGGCCTATAAGCGTATATCGCCACTTAAAAATGCTTATCCCGACTTTAACTTTGGCGATTTTTACGAAATGACTTCTAAAGAGTTTCTGGCCGCTATGGCTTCCGGTGGAGCCGCAGCCAATCTTTACGATCAATACCTAGGCTCTGTAAGAGATATAGAGTCGGCAGCCCATGAAGTGGCCCATAATGTGTATAGGCTAATCGCCCAACACTTGGCGAATGAGCTCATTGGCAAGAAAGAAAAAGGCGCCGATTAAGCGCCGGGGAAGGAGGTTATAGAAATGGCTTTGTTTTCAATCTCTAAGCGCGGGAGGTTCGCTCTGTTCCTGCTGGTGCTGGTGGCCCTTGCCTTTGTCAGTGTGGCCATGGGTATTAGTGATATGGACTCCGGCTCTTTCGCTTCCAGTTTTGTGGCCTATCTGTTCCTTGTCTGGCTACTGCTCCGGAGGGATATCCGGTATATGAGGACGCCGTCCGAGGTTCTTTGGAGCCAGTGGGAAGCCTGCGCCGGATCCGACGACCAACAAGCCCGATTATCTAGGGCCGCCTCTGGTGAATTGGCCATAAAGGAAATTGACAAAAAGGCCCGCTATGCTGTGTTTGTTGATGGTAAGAGATACCGGACCACTCTGTCCCGCTGCTCCTGCCGCGACTTCAAAAAGCGAGGCGTACCCTGTGAACATATGTATAGGCTGGCCGGCGAGCTGGATATTATCGAGCTGCCTAAACTATCCTAGAAAAGTAAAAAGCCCCGCTCCTATGAGCAGGGTTCGTATTGGAGGTGACTTATGAGAAAAGCTGCAATTTATATTAGGGTATCTACTCAAGAACAGGCCATGGAGGGTTATTCCATCGGAGCCCAAAAGGATAGGCTTATGTCTTATTGCAAGGCTAAGGACTGGCTTATCCATGACATTTATATCGACGGTGGCGTCTCTGGATCCTCTCTTGATAGGCCCGCTATACAAAAATTAATATCAGAAATTGACAAGGTGAACGTCGTTCTAGTCTATAAGCTGGACCGCCTCTCTCGTAGCCAAAAGGATACGCTCCATTTAATCGAGGAGGTTTTCCTCCCGGCTAATGTGGACTTTGTCTCCATGAATGAAAGTTTCGACACTGGTACTTCCTTTGGTCGGGCCATGATTGGTATTCTATCCGTATTCGCCCAGCTGGAAAGGGAACAAATAAAGGAGCGGTCACTCATGGGCCGCATTGAGAGAGCAAAAGACGGCCTTTTCCATGGTGGTCCTTTCTATCCTATCGGCTATGACTACGAAGATGGGAAGCTGATAGTTAACGAGTATGAGGCTATGCAGGTCCGGGAAATTTACGACATGTATATTGGCGGCGCCGGTGATGATAAAATCGCGCAGACGCTGCAGGAAAAAGGCTATACTAACCGTTACGGCTCTTGGAAAAGTAATTCCTCTATCCGAAGTGTGTTAGGCTCCGACATCTATCTTGGAATTATCCGCTATAAAGGTGTTGTGACTGAAAACGCCCACGAGCCTATTATTACACCGGAACAATTCGAGGAGGCTCAAGCTATCCGGGAAAGAAAGAGAAAGATTTATAAAAAGGTCTTTGAGAGTAACTCCTTGCTACAGGGTTTCCTCTACTGCGGAAATTGTGGGGCCCGGTACTATGTAAAGCGTAACCGCGGCGATTTAAGGTATTACACCTGTTACTCCCGGGGAAAAACCGCCCGCCATATGATTAAGGATCCTAATTGCAAGAATAAAAACTGGAATGTTACTAAGCTGGATCCTATCATCGAGGGGGAAATTAAAAAGCTAGCCTTTGATAAAAACTATTTTGAAGAGCTGCTAAAAAAAGAGACTGCCTCAAAAAGGCAGCCCATACAAGAAACCGAAATCCTAGAGAAAAAAATTGATGATCTAGACCGTCAAATTAACCGACTGATGGATCTATATCAAAAAGAAACCATGCCCCTCGATATCGTAAGCGAGAGGATAGAAAAACTATATCAAGAAAAAAAGGCTTTGTCAAAACAATTAAGTGAGGTTAAAGAGGACGCCTCTATCGACTTTGACACCGAGGGTATTAAGGCCATACTTTCAGATATTCCTATGCTTTGGGATATAGCCGATATGGAGCAAAAGCGGCACATAATGAGAAGCCTCATAGACCGTATAATTATTAACGGTGAAGATATCGACATTCATTGGTCTTTCGCTCCTAAAAAGTAA